TTTTGAGTTTAGTGCCTTTTATAGAGATCACTTTTTAATTCCTCATTATAGCCAAATAGACCGTGCTAAAGTGTCTTCTAACTATTTTTTGAAGTCCGGTCCTTGTAGTATTTGTAACATTACTAAAGTTTTTTGTAAGTGTTCAGTAACTCAAAGTTCAAATGAACGTGAATTACCACACCATCGAGATACTATTGTTGATGATGATGAACCCTCAATTGGTCATTGCGCTCTTTTAGAGTACCAATATCAACATAGTAGTGAGTACTTAAATCGCCTTGTCACTTTTGGCATAGCGTGTACTATATTACCTTTCTTAGTTTTTTCAGATGTTTGTTCTCATTTAATTGGTTTCTCCCCTATTAGAAATTTTATCCAAAATTGGATACATTTGCCACTTTTAGATGCAGTGGAATATTTAATAGTTGGGAGTTATTCACCATGGGACTTTGATGGAAAATTTATGTCTAATCAAAGGAAGCGTCTTTACAGTTATCTTGTAAGTGCGCGTGAAAGAACAAGTGGCACTGATTATTTATTGGCTTTAATCAGACGTCAACGCCGTAGCTTTCTTGTTAAAGCTGGTGTTGCCACTATCATGGGTCTAATGTCGATTTATGTTCTTCATAATAGCTTTGCTTCTCGAAGTGAAGATGAAGAAGAAGAAGACCCTGATGAAATTATTGAAGAACAACGAGAGGAGAACCCCAATCCTCCCGCTGTAAGCCAAATGGAATCTCTGAAGAAAATATCAGAAGAGAAAGACTATTGGAGTCCTGGTTACCAGGATATGTCTAAATTTGATGGCTCGTGTAAAAACGTTACATTAACACAATTGAAAAATCTGTTACCTCGTAATATACTATTAATACGTATTGAGAGTAAAACTAAATTATTTAATGTTAATGTGTTAGGTATTAAAGGAATGTTTGGAATTTTTCCAAAACATACTTATTTAGTAATGAAAAAGTATGGTTTTAATTTCCGTTATGATATCTATCGTCATAATTCCAAGACAAACCTTGGTTCTTCTTGTTTTAATATTATTTTAGACGAGACCTGTTTCATAGATCCCGATGATGGATCTGATTATGTATTTATTAAACATGCTGCATTTGGAACGTTTCGAGATATTTCGAAATTTTTCCTCACACAGCGTTTTAATGGTATTACTAAGGGTGTTGCCATCGGCAGAAATGCTGAAGGTGATATTTTAGAAGTTGAGATTATGGGTTTAACAAGTAAACTTGCTAATTATCATGATGTCGAGCTAAACAAACACTTTGAATATCCTGCTTATTTAGCTTATGCTAAAGAAGCTACTAATCCTGGTTTTTGTGGTGCTCCATATATAATTCAAGGTCAAAATGGTTTTGCCCTTGCAGGTTTTCATGTTGCTTATTCTGCAGATCGACATTTAGTTTATTGTACTACTATTCTTCAAGAACAGTTATCTGTTATTGATAAGCAATTTAATATTGCTTCGTTTAATGGAATAGAATTACAAGAAACTTATGCGACAACACAATCTCTTTTTGTTGAAAAGGAGCTACACAAAAAGAGTGCTTTGCGAGACATTAAAGAACAATGTTCTTTACATGTGTATGGTAATTTAAATTTACCAAATCCCGCTTTGCGCACTTCAGTTTGTGGTACAATTATGCAAAGAGATCTTCTGGAGTATCATAATATGATATTACCAGATTTTGTTAGTCCAAAAGGTGTTAATTCTAAAACTTGCCTTAAAAATACTATTGCTAAGATGGGTGTTAAATCTAGCATTCCTCCTGGTCGTATAGATAGAGCTGTTGCAGCCCTAACTGACCATTATAAGGATGTTATAAAAGAAAACCACATTGAAATTCCTAGACCTTGTTCTTTGGATATTGCAGTAAATGGTTTAGATGGGTTATCTTATGTAAATAGATTGCCAATAAAAACATCTGGAGGCTTTGGACATAGAGGTCCAAAGAGTAAATACCTAATTTTGGGAGAACCTTGCGATGATCA